GTCCAGCTTGAGGTGAGGTACTGCATATTAGGTGCAGGTATCCGCCAGTCGTCATGGACCGAGCCTACATTGACTATCCGAGGTAGGACTGAGGAGAGTTGGCTGAAGCGAGGCGGGTCTTTCGAGAGGTGTCGCCTAATAGCAGCAGTGACATCGCCCTTTGCCTCCTCAGCCGCTTGCGCTGCTTTCTTGATGGTCTCAATGTCACCTGTGTAGTATTCTAGCTTCCACTTCTTCCAAGTGGCATCAAGGGAGGCCTGGTCAGTGACTGCCCTCAACTCCTTCCTTATCTGTTCCAGCTGTTTGTTTGAGAAGATACCCCGTACATGTCGCTGAAGCCGGGTAGTGAGTACCTTGCCTCCTTCGACCATGTACCAGTCGCCAAGTTCTTTCTCAAGCGCCTTACGCTGCTCCTCTCGTGTCTGTGGTGACGCTGCGAACTCAGCTCTCTTGCCCAGCGAGAACCCCTTTTCAGGGAGCTGAAAGTTAGAGATAAAGAGTTCGGTACGGTGGCGTCCGGCCCCGCCTCCATGAGATGAGCTCCTAGGTGCGTCCTTGAAGAGGAGGCGGCGGGTGCGGAACCGCCTGAACGCGTTGCGGGCCTCGGGTGTATCGCTGATAGAGAAGATGAACTTTCCCTTGAGTCGAGTAAGCAACCGAGCCATGTCCTTGAGAGAATGGTAGAAACTCTGCTTACCGAAGTAGGATTTACCCTCTGTCTCAGGATAAGGCGGATCAAGGTAGAAGAAGGTAGTGGGAGAGTCCCACCGACGGATACACTTCAAGGCGTCGGCTCGGGTAATAGTCACTCCTTTGAGTCGCTTACTCGCTTTCACAACCCGCTTAAGCCGGTTTGATACACTTATCGGATGACCTGAGTAACTTATCACTCCGGTCCAGCCATACCACTTAAGGTAAAGGAAGCGATAGAGTTTGTCTAAGCGTCTCGTCGGCTTCCATTGTTTGAGCCAGTTATATCGGGTCTTGGAGGGTTGCCAGGACCGCCTCCTAAGACTTTCAATCTCAGCTTGAGAAGAGTACTTGATTGTACGAAGGCCAGTCACGATTTCGGGGTCTAAGTCATTCAATATCTCCCTCTCTGATGGAGCCTTCGCGAAGAAGACAGCGGCACAGCCAGCCCACGGCTCGCAGTAGGTCTTGTGCTCAGGCATGTTTGCCGCAACGTATTTGGCCAGGTAGCCCTTTGCACCCATCGAGATGAAGGGTGAAGAAAGGGGATGCTTTGCGAGAGCCTCTGCGATCACCGCTTTCACCACTTTCCTCTCGTACTCTCTGGCTATCCTCTGCACATCGGCCCAGGTGTCGGGCTTGGTCCTGGTCGGATCTATCTCATGAGGGATAGGAAACATCCATGATGCGTGGTCCTCCCCATCATCACCCTTGAAGATCCTCATCTCCATTGGGCGAACAGTGATGATGTCACCTATCTTCGGAGGCTTGTCGAAGGCTCTGCCATAAGTAGAAGCGTAGGCATACTCACCTGGCTCTCTGTGTCCAAAGCCTTTCCCCATCTGCCAGACTTCAGGCGACTCCAGCCCCTGCCACTTGGGTTCCTTCAGTTCAGCATTCCACTTGATCTCAAGAGACCCTTTGGTGAGCCTACGATCAGACTCTATCGGAACGAGATTGCCGTCTCTCAGCACCGCACACCGCATTAGGTAGGTGCGGGACTTCTGCTGAAGCTCTCTGTACTTCCGCAAGGCCTCTGGCCCTTCCAGCGTGGCCTTTGGTTCCTGTCCCTTGGGCCAGGGCATGACTTTCTTAGTGATACCAATGACCTGACACTTCACTTCGAAGGTAGCCTTCAGTTTCGCCCAGGCCCCAGTGCGACCCTTTAGGTCATACGAACTCCCAGCCAGCTTTGCCATCATCCCCTCACTGCTAGGGTACTTCGAGACTTTCTCAAAAGCTCGACTGAGCTCTATCCTACTCTTGACGAATATTGACGGAAGGCGACGGAGATGGCCCTTACTATCTTTAGGTACAACCTTGTCTAACACTGCCTGCCTTACTTCAAATGGTTCGCCAGAGAGATCGCCTGAGACCCGCCTACCCTTGATTTCAATGCCTGGCTCTATCCAGAGGATGTCGAAGATAAACCAGCGCAGGTCTTCACCCCTGATAGGCGCCTTCTGAGTGACAATCGCTGCCATATCCCAGCGGGGTATAGGTTTATCACCCCGAAACCACACCATCTCACCATCTATGATTAAGGATTCATAGGGAAGCTTTCTCATCTCGGCTGCTACATCGACGAGGACGCTTTGCCTCTCCCTCTTCTCATCCTCAGTGAATATCTTTACCTCACTGCCTACCTTGCTGCCTGTGAGCCTTATCCCATCAACCTTCGGCTCGACCCAGAACCCCTTCTTCGCATTCGGCTGGCCCCAAATCTTCCAGAAGGTATCGAGGTCGAAGAACTCGTACTTTGCATAGCCAGTGCGTGCTTTGAGAGGCGTGAAAGGAACCCCAGGGCGCAACTGCGAACGCGTAGCGTTCGCGAGGGCGGCCAGTGATTCAGTGGCCAGTGATTCAGTGGCTAGTGATTCAGTGGCCTTCACCTTCAAGCCCAGTGCCTGTTTGAAGTCAGGCTCAGGTAACTGTATAAAGTGAGGCTCCTTGCAAGGGAGGAAGACTAGGTCAGCAACAGGCTCACCTCGCTTACTCTCACTAGAGAACTCAACCTCAACTTGATTCTGAGGAAACAGTCTGCGTAGCTTCAGAAGCAGTCCATCGTCTCTTATGTCTGAGAGTACAGCAAACCGCAAACGCGAAGCGTTTGCAGGGTGGGCGGCAGAGCGAAGGTAGCCTGGCTTGACGATAATTGGTTTCAGCCTTTTCAGGAAAGGGATCGGCGATCTGACAACTTTAGCTTGAGGAAGATCGTGGCTTCGAGGAACAAGGTAGAAGTGGCCAACGGGAAGATGGTCCCAGTTAGGACCCTTAAGTTGGTAGTCGAAGTGGGCAGGAAGCTTCTCATGGACAGACGAAAGCATTTGCTCAAGACGAGGAAGCTTCTCAACGGACTTTATCACCCAATCTACGTCGTGAGGCTCATTCTCATCTGTGGACAGCACGTTCGAGCCAACTAAGCTAACAGCGTCTGTAGTCTCAACCATAATAGGAAGTGACCGTCGCGCGAAGCGCGACATTAGTGTAGATGATTGGGGTGAAGGTGACTGTGCCTCGCTAACATCCAGCTCGAAGCCCTCCTTCTCAAGAACCTCTCTTACCTTGTTAAAGAGTTCCTTCGACCAACGCTTCATCTTACTGGGGTGAAAGGTTATCGCATCTCTCTCAGTCAGGACACGGGCAACAGCAATTGCCTGCCGGACAATCATCTCCAAGGGCCAGGGTGTTCCCTCACCTTGCTTGTGCCTGGCATAGTGCGCGAGCAGTAACCGCCAGTCATCTCGGAGGACGCGATTGTCCCTGACTTTCCTCGGATCATACTCTTCGATCTGCTTAATCTCTCTTAGACTCATCCTCACACCCGCGGCGCCCCACGCCGCATTTCTGTTTCCTCGACCTCTTCCTCGATGAGCTCGATGCGATGCAAGAGCTCGCGATAGATTGAGGCGGCCTCCTGGCGAGAGACCCACTCTTGGGCTACCGCCGTTTCTAGCGAGCTAGTGATCCTGCTCAGCGCGCCAGCGGAGCGCTGAATATCCCTAAAGCCGATTATTGGCAGTGCGCACTAGACTCTGTAAGAGCCTTCGTCCAGCTTGCCCGCTTCAATTGCTCTCTGAATTACATACTTACCAAGTAGAGAGAACTTAGCCAGAATAGTAGCCCGCAAGGAGCCAAGATACTTGACCACTGGATCGAGCGCCTCACCCACATTCCGAGGGAGCTGCGACATATGAGTGAGCCCCGCCGTCCCTAGTATGAAGGACTGGAAGAAGGCCACATCGTCCTTCACGCCCCTGCTTCGCGCCTCAGCCTGGACGAGTTTCCAGTCAACCAACTCATTATGGCCAAAGACGGAGCCAGGCTTAGGAGGAGCCGCGCGCTGCGTCTGCATCCAGGCGTCAATCTCATCTTCGGTCTGGCCCGTAAGAGTAACGTCCCACCAGACGCCAGAGTGGTGAGCTGAGCGCTCCAGGTGATTGTAGGAGAACCTCTCCCAAATGCGTATCCAGTCTATGAGGGGAAGAAGAAAGGGATGGCCACGAGTGTGGCCGCCTAAGCGATTGATCCTGAAGAAGAAGCAGTCGCCCGCATAAGCGTTCTCCCTCGGCTGCCACCTAATCACCTTGTATCTTTGCTCAGCTTTGGTGACGACCTCGTCAGCAACCCCTGGGAGCCCTGCCGCCTCAATAACGTCGGAGATCTGGCAGGAGGGAATGAAGCTCAAAGAGCAGTGACCAGTCCGATTGTTCTCGCCCACAGGGAGGGCCAGCTCACCGTAGACGGCCAGCTCTTGGACATAATCTCTGACCTTCTCTTGGAGCGTGTTCTCAGGCGAGTTCCAGAAGGCCCTGAGCATTCTGTTAGCCTCAGGGTTTGGCGAGGAAATCGTGAACCCCGAGCCGACCACAAAGTCCAGTATCCACTGGACCATCCTTGACCCTAGCGGAGAGGAGAGGAAAAGGCTCTCAGCAGCAGCGATAGCTGTGTCGCGTGTAAAGGGCCGAAGGTCGATCTCAGCCTTTTCTACTCCATAGGCAGAGACCCTCCTCCACTTCCAATCATCAGGATCAACGGAGCTTGCTACTTTGAGGACTTCTGAACGCCGAGAGGCCTTGTAAGCCTCACTCAGTATCGGCATTATCCTCCCCTCCTGTAAAAGGCGAAAGTGAGCCGCTTTGAGATCCCTCTGACTTGGGTGACAGTTATTCGACTTCCTTTGAGCAACAGTCTCTCGGAGAGAGTGAATCCAGGGGCCTCCTGCTGCCCCTCAACTGCCCAATGCTCAAAGAGGTACTCTTTCCCCATTATAGGAGAATAGAGGCGGAGTTCAAACCGGTCACCTGGACGCATCTCAGAGAAGTCCAGAAAGCCCCAAACAAACTCATCCCGCTTGGCCTCGAATATCTCGTATTCGATGGCGAGGTCGGAAATGAGGGCATTCTCAACGAGTAGAGCAACAACGTTGCACGAATGTCGCGCGGAGCGCGACGGTTTAGTGAAAAACTGCGTCAAACTCTTTAACATCTCTCCATCTCCTTCCCGTCGATCCAAGGACCGCCCGCTGCAATTCGGGGCTTAATGAGATCGGGGCTTGCTTGGTCGCCGATGCGGCCCGAACGCTGATCCTCAGCGCGACGTTCAGTGCGTGTTCGGTTGCGTCTAGTATGTTCTTCCTGCCTCCAGGGAACGACCTCCACTCTTTCACAAAAGGCAGAGCCTTGAATGGGTGGGGTTGTACAAAGCCCCCGGCCTTGACCACCGCGGGGAGCAGTGCCTTCTTATTGCGGAAGTGAGTGGCCATGTTACGGAAGCGCAGTGCCTTGGGAAGGCTGACTGATCGCTGAACGATAGGTAGCGCGGCGGTCGAGAGCAGCTTTTGAGCGATCAACTGCTGGGCTGCGTTCGACTCAATTTCGATAAGGACAGGATGCCAAGCCTCTATCTGGGCCCTGATGATCTCGCACTGAGCAATGAGATCGGCCTGGCGCTCGAGAATGTCAAGAAGGTAGACGGTTTGGTTTCTGTCTACACCGACTGTAACGATGGCCAGAGGATCGGTCTTCGGGTCATCTAGGATACAGGGGTCGACACCCTGGTAGATACGGAGGTTTGGTGGTGGCTCAATGTAGTAAGAGAGCCATGACTCACGAAGGAAGGAGGCCTCAAGGTCAATGGGCCGCTGTCGGCATTGAGCCATGTAAGAGAAGTAGTCATCTCTCTCGAATTGAGCGACTCTCTCTGCGGGGAAGCGCTCAGGCCAGAGAGGTTTCTGGGGCGTAGTTTCTAGCTGAATCGTCTTCACTCCTTTAGAGATCAGCTCACCGTAGAGGTCTTGAGCATAGAACCTCGCACCAAAGATCCGCATCAAACCACCTGGATCAAGTCGTTTCTCCAATGACCCCCAGTACCATTGGGAGAGGTGGCCACGCATAGTGGCCGTCATTGAGTTGGCCTGCGTTACCAGGTCGTCTCCGAGGATCCAGTCGGCACGAGTTCCGATAGTAGAGGAGCCGACACCCAAAGCGAGAAGGGAGGGGTCCTTGAGTCGATAGTCGCTTCGCTTGACCGTTCGCTGATGCTGTGTCCATCGAGTGCGAGCGGACTTCGGCGGTATGAGATCACCGAAGATCCGTTTGGAGACAGGGTGGGTAAGGAGAGTTGTGGTCAAGTCCAGAACACGCTGGGAATAGTCCACGGTGTGAGTAGCTACTATTATTCTCAGATTAGGGTTATTGCCCAGGAGCCAGGCAGCAAGCGCAGCGAGCGTTGTGGTCTTAGAGTGGCCAGGTGGCCAGAGGATTAGCAAGACTGGTATATCGCTATCAGTGAGCTCGCCCACACAGCGGAGCACGTGCGAGGGCATATACCAGCCAAGGACCGCCTCATAATAGAGAGCGAAGTCAGTACGTTCAGGCGCACTTAGGTCCACCGGCCTCGCGCTTCGGAATCGGGCAATTAGCTCCTCAGCGATGTCAACCGAATCGAACCTAGGCTCCTTGGCCATTACCACCACCCTCATCACTGCCACTCTCATCACTGCCACCCTCATGCGGAGTGACGCCGTCTGCGGCGAGGTCGGAAATCTTGGGCGTAAGCATAGAGGTCGCTACCATCCTTGCGTTTCGCTGCTTGATAGCTTGACGGATGATCCTCTCCATCTCCTGCTCAAACTGGTAGCGACGCGAGGGTTCTAAAATGTAGGCCCTGCCTAGGTCAGCAAACGCAGAGACGATTGCTCCGGTCACTGTCACATGTAGAAAGTGCTGTTTCCCCCGCTCCATCTCCTGGACAGCCAGCGCAAGACGGGCGATAGCATTAGAGAGGCGAGTGAGGTCAGCTACAGACGTGTCTTTCTCTAGCCCCATCTGCTCCATTCTAGCCTTGAGTATGGCCAGTTCAGCTCGGCAATCAAGGAGCTCAGGGTCATCGAGGAGGATGCTGGCCCGCTCACGGAGCGTGGGGTCCACTAGAGTCTCGAGGAAGCGGTTGGTCCTAAACCTGCCGCTCTTCGGGCTCTTGATCTCATCTCTCTCATGTAGACTACACCTACCCTCGCCCCAGTGGTCTGTGCCTTTCCCAGCAGGCTGGGTGCAGATGCTACCTCGCTTAGTCTTCGCACCGCAAATGTTCTTCTTGTCCATATGTTTATTGTAGGAGTAGAATGCCTTTCTGTCAAGGCGCAAACGCGCAGCAATGCCGCGCTTCGCGCGACGGAGCGCAGCGTTTGCAGCATGAACTAGCCTGTAGTCTTTTGCAGTCGTCGCACGGAGCGCGACAGACCCAGGCTAGTTCGGTAAGGAGAGAAATCAGTTTTCGTGTCAAGGAGAAAGTCCCTGGACAAGGGGTCGGGCCAGAGACTGAGTCATTATTTCATTGAACCGTTCTTTGGAGATTAAGGGATTTCTGACCCAGATACGTGTCCAGCCTACGCTAATGCCTTTAGCCCCTGCGAGGAGCAGTAGGGCGACCAAGCGGTTGGCAACCTCTTGGGAAATCCTTTCAGCATCCGCGGTATCTCTGGGGTCCTGAGTCTGGGCCTTTGCTGCTTCCTCGCAAGCCTGGTCCATTACTCCCTCTGGAACATCTGCACTCACAGACTTTGTTCTTATAGAGACGCAACCTTTAGGAGGCTCACGCTTCGATCTTGGGCGCGGTGAGAAAAGGTTCCCGCTGATGTGTCTATGGAAAGCCAGATTCGAGGCAATAAGGGGAAGGAGAGATATTATCTCCTCGACTGTTACCTCTTGCAACTGGGGGATTCTCGGGTCCCGACCATTCAGTATAAGAAGCCGCATCTCAGCGATTAGGGGGAACTGCTTGTAGAGAAGATTGTGCCTATCCCAGTAGACAGTGTCTGTATTTTGGGTCTGTCCACCTGGATTGGGAATCAGGGCCATAAGCAGTGGGCGGTAACCGGAGTACCAGCCGCGCAAGTTCCTCAGGCCATAGGCGTAGTCTGAGACCCACTCTTCCTGACACTCAGCGGGGCAGTCAGGGTCACGAGGGTTATTGCAGGGACGGGATTTCCTTTCCCACTTTCGGTCCTGTGGATCGTATACCCTCTTCTTCCTCAGACAGGTAGCGCGTCGCTCAAGTATCTTGGCCTGACGGAGCTTTCGATCAAATGGAGCCAATTGAGAGGAAAGGTTCTCAATCCTCTCACTGAAATAGTCTACTGCCTCAGTCATTTCTCCCTCCTAAGGCCGGACGCCATGCTAGGCAAATCAGCCTCTCTGCGTGCGGCTGCCAACAACTCCTGCCGGTGGAGTCAGGAGGAGAGATATGTAAACGCGAACTGTTTACGGTTTCTCTACAGCCACACGCAAAAAGGCTGATTTTCCACCGGAAACTAGACTTGTTGCATCTGCCTGTATTATATCACACTTCCCCTCGTTTGGCAAGCTCGGGAGTTTGCACTGACATTATGTCAAGGTAGTACCGCACTGGAGGTGATGGGGAGGTATGGGGAGGGGACTCCCTCCGTCTTGACATAACATCTACTTTTGAACCTTGTTTTCTACTGTGCTTTGCTGTTCCTTGAATCCAACTTGACATAATATCGTGTAGTAGAACATTTGTTCTATTCACGTGCAACTGACGTGAACGATAATCGACATGATGTGGAAAGTCATTCTGTAGGAACTACGGTTCGAGTTTTTCGCTAGCACGTTAACAACTGAATATCTCGCTAGGGTTGCCCTCGGCCCCGGTGCCCACTTGCCAACGACGGCAGAGAGGAATCGGGATCATGACAACGGCTCAAGAGTTTGCGGACCAACTCGGCCTTGTGTGCGACAACGCAGGGTTGGCAAAGGACGCACGGCGGGGCGTTGACGTGTTGGTCAACGCATTGTTGACGCAACAAGCCGAGGCCAAGCGTGCCGCGTTCGAGAAGTCGCGGCGTGCGGAGGTTGATGCGGCGGCCAAACTCCTCCAGGAGTTGAAAGCCGCTGGGTTGACAATCGCCGAGGACGGGACGTTGGTTCCCGTCCACAAGCGTGCGCGGCGTAGTGGCGCGGGCCGCGCGGTCACGTATATGGTGGACGGTAAAACGTTCACCACGGTGAAAGAAGCGGCGGCAGCGGCTGGGACAACCCCGG